TTGTACGATATCACCTTGAGACAGATCAGTATTATCCAATGCATCATAAACAGGTGAAGTCATAACATAGGCTTTAGCGACACCAGAGGGATGACCCGAAGTACCGCCGCCTGCATGCGTAGCATTAAAAGTAGCCATAATTTAGTCCTCCCTTACGTGTTCAAATCAACGACGCCCTGAAGGACGCCCTTGTAGCCACTACCAGAACCTTTTAGAACCTTACGGCCAAAGACGTGAAGACCACGAACAATGTCAGCAAAGCTATCAGGATCACGAATGACCTCGGTTTTTGCAATGTGCGAAGCGGTCGCAACTGCACTCATATGACCAGCAAGACAAGTAGTCTCACCACTGGTCCCAGATGGGCCAAACGTGTTCGTAGCAGCCGAACCAACAGAGCCGGTTTGGATGACGTTAGTTTGGTACAACGTGAAGCCATGAATTTTACGAGCCGTGACAGCACCATTCATCAAAGCTGACATGTTTTCACCAGTAACACTGGAGTCCATCAACTTAGCATCGGCCTGTTTCAGAATTTCGTAAAATCCAGAGTTAGCAACAAACCACCGATTCTCTTGCGGTGCATCATTCGCATCAAGCTGTTGAGCCATACGAGCGAGAAAGTTGGCACATTCATTACCTGTATTGCAGGAAATGGCTGCACCAGCCGCACCAGTATCAGTGGTAGCAGTGCCTTGAACAGCACTGTCGTTGATCTCTTTTAGTACGTTATAATCATAAGCCTTCTTCAACGAGTACGCACCCGAAGAAGTTGCCAACGATTCCCAGTTAACATGGCTTTGACGTTCTTCAATATCGTCAACCTTAAAAGCAAAGTAATTGCCCTGATCAACTGTCAGAGTAATTTCAGTGTCAGTGAGGTCTTGAGTATTAACGACAGCACCACGGGTATACGAAGATACAGAAACCGTTGGTTCCTTAATAATCTTCACAGTATCGCCATAGTTCTCAATTTCTCCCGCATAGTCGGTATTTGTAATTGCTTCAGCAACCGATGCCCTACGGAAGAATTTAAGTACTTTTTGGCTGTAAATTGACGGATTCCATTTACCGTTAGGTAAATTATCATAACCCGCCGCAGTTCCTACAGACATATTATGTCTCCTTTTTAGGTTAAATTATTCTTCCTTGTTTTGAAGCCAAATCAAGTTCTTTCTCTAATGCTTCGAACTCATGAGGCTTCAACTTAGAGATTTCAGAGCTAGTCCAAATCCTTTTGTTGTCAGAAACTTGATTGGCAGCAGTAGTACGTGTTTTTGTAACTGCTGCTGCTGCATCTTGTTTCTTACTAAATCTAGGTTTACTCTGCGAGTGACCAGTTTCCAATTTGTACAAGTCGATTACACGAGAAGCCCAATCTACATCACTTTTATTTTTGTAAAGACCATCAGAAATATTTTCTGGTTGTACAGACAGCCAGTCTGTGAACTCTTGAGTTTCTTTAAGTTCCACAAAATCTGGATGTTGAATTAGCAATTGTTGTTCTGAAACCTGTTCTCTAGCCCTCAACTCATTCTCATTTAGATGCTCAATATGTTTTTCAAGCTCTATAACGCGAGAATTAGTTTCAAGATGTGAGACAGATTGCATTACACTAAAGATTTCAGGATATTCTGTCCTGAATGATTCCAGTTCTTCGGCTGTTTTAGGAAGTTCATTAGGAATGCGACTTTGCGCTTCAAATTGTGCTTCCTTTAATTCCGTATCCTGTTTCCATTCATTCTGTTTGGTGTCATGATACCGCTTTAAATCGCTGTACCTTTTCTTCCAATCATGTTCCTGTTCTCTATTTTCGATAAGTCCAGAAGTGTTCTTGCTGGCTCCACGTACTTCGCCAAGATCAAGAGATTCCGTATCATCATCAATTGCTAAATTCTTACGATAAGCGTTTTGATATGGGGTAGCTTCGTTGTATTCTTCTTCTTCAATTAAAGTTGTTTCACTCATTTTATACCTCTATACGGGGCCAATTATAAACTGGGTAGCCGCTCTTAGGTGTTACTTGTCAGAGCCGATTAATCGGGTGGCTGACCTTCTTGTCAAGCAGATACGAATCCGCCTTCTTTCTTATTAAGTTTACTGGTAAAGCTGAAATTTTCTTGAGTTATAACATTTACATTAAGACCTTCTTTAGGGTCTGTAATCATATCTTTAAGAAAATAAAGACGAGCCTTTTCAAGATCATTTGGAAATTTTATAAAGGACTCTGTAGCCTTATTCCATAATTCATGTTGATCTAAACCAGTTTGTTGTGTAAGTTCATGTGTTGTTTTTTCATCCATTAATTCTGGAAAAATACGACCATATGGACGTGGATAATCTTGTGTTGTTGTATCCTCTCCATTTTCTGTAATACTAGGTTTACTTACAAAAGAGTTTTCTTCTGCTTTTTTTAAGATAGGAGCAGCAGGAGCAGCAGGAGCAGGAGCAACTTCTTTGGAAATTGGTGGGACAGTCGTGCTAGGTGTAGCTTGTTTTGTTGAATCCAGAAAAACATGATCAAGAAGGCGTTTTGTTTGTCGCATATTCTGTGACCATGGAGGAGGATTATTAGGAGTACCATGAAAGTGATCTGCACCATCAGTTATATCGCCTAGTTCTCCTTTAAAAAGTGAATTTACTATCTTTTCAGCATTTTTATATTCGGGGGTTTTTTTCTTTCTTTTCATGATTGCAAAAACATCTTCTCGGTTACTTACAGCATCTGCTGAACTTCCCCAAAAATCGAATTGTTTATATGCAAGTACTACATCTTTATAAGATTCGTATCTAGACGTGCTTCTTTTTTTCCTGTTATCTATAACGTTCGCAACAGCTTGCATTCCTTTATATGTTTGGTTTCGTGCTTCACCTAAGACAGTAGCTATAACATTTTGTTTATTTGAAAATGGCTTATCCTTTGGGATAGGCACCTTTACAAAATTATCTGTAAGTTCGAGTGTCTCTTCCATTACATCAGCCATTGCGTGAGTAGGGAATAAACCCGCCCATATTAGCCCTACGAACATTAGGGTTTTGAAGATTTTGTACTCCCGGCGATGCGGGATTAACTCTTGCAAGGGGTGATGGCGGTTGCTGTGTTCGCTGTACTGCATTTTTGTTAGGTACTCGTGCTATTTTTTGTTGTGCAGGTTTTGGAGGAGTATACGGTTTTGAGGCCAATGCAGCCTTTAGCGTATCTTCACTAATAGTAATTTTACCTTGTTGGGCTTGTCCAAGTTGCTGTTGTTGAACTCCACCACCCAATGCGAAACTTTGCACTTCTTCTGGAGGTAATTCTTCTGGCATTGGCGCTCCACCTTCTTGTGGTGGCATAAAGCCTTGTGGTACTTGTGGTTCTTGTAGTTCTTGTGGCATTTCTTGACCACCCTTTTCTTTTTCTTCCGACTGTTGTCGTTCAAACTCTACAATTCCACGCTTATTGATTTTCTCTAGACGATCCCGTCCAATAATTCGTACAAGAGCAGGAGGAATAATATACTCACCTTCCGATACACGAACTTCTACATCTTCACCTGTTTCTGTTTGTGGTGCAAAACCTTGTTCGCTCATTTGCCCCATTACGAATTTCTTTGCATCATCAATTAATCTTTCGATGTCTTTAATTCCAGCCAATTCTACAGCATACGAATTAAGTACAAAGGAACCTTCAGGAACATCCGTTTCTACGTTATCGCCACCCATCTCTCCGTTTTCTGCGGCCTGTACCTGATCCATAGCACCCTCTTCAGGCGTACCTACAAAACCCATCGACGGCTCATTGTATGCTGGATCAGCCTCTAGAGGTACATCCCCACCTTCCTGATAGCCTACTAGTCCTCCTTGACGATACTTACCAAAGTACGACCAGTCATCCGTAGCTTCTATAGCAGAAAGTTTTTCTTTCTTTTCATACGCTTCTTCAATACGTCTGACTCTATCATAGTCTCCACTATCTAGAGCTTCTGTTATTGCTACATCTTTTTCTATTGTATATTTATCTCGTCCTGATTTTACTTCAGAAGGAACATTTTGTTCTGCATTCTCTCTATTGAGTTCTTTTGCAGTATGGCTCTTAGGATTAAGGTCTCCCGGTTCAGCCTTGTTTGTAATGGTATCTACTTCAGATAAGAATCCTTCTTCAGAAGGTTTTAGCCGTTTTCCTTTAGGGGGCGGTATATCCTTTAATCTAAATTCATCTTGTTCTTTTCGATCTTGATTTTTTATATATTTATATACCTGTTCGTCTGCATCACCTACATCTTGTTCTTTTGAGTCTTGATTTTTTATATGTTCATATACCTGTTCGTCTGCATCACCTACATTTTCTTCAAGAGGTACATTTTTTATAAAGTTAATTTTATTATCAGTATTTTCAGGTGAAGGGGCTTTATTTTCTTCTAGATATTTTGCATAAGCTGCATCTTGTTCTTTTTCTTTAGACGTAATATTTGCTAACTTATTCTCCATAGTTCTAATTATAGCAGTCTCTTCATCTTTAGTCCGCCCAGCTTCTATAAAACTTGACGGAAGATTATCTTTTCCGAACATTTTGATGTAAGACTTAACTGCATTCTTTCGTTCTTCATCAGCAGTTTCTAAATTAGGGTCTTCCACTTCATAGATTTGCTTTAATACTGGAAATGCTTTAAAAAATGCAGGATTTCTGAAAAGGAATTCTCTATTTTCTGGACTACTAGAATCATTTGCAAAAGATACAATAGAACTTCTCAAATCTCTATTTGTTGGCAATTGCTCTATCATAGCATAAGCGGCTCTAATAGAAGAACTAGAAAAAATATCTGTCAGTACTTCTTGATTTTCCGCAGACATGGAATTTGCCGCAGACATGGGATTATCCGCTACATATAGCAGTACATCAATTATTTCTTTAGGAATACGTCCTATTTGTTCTTCGAACGTTTCTGCCATTAAATTCATAGATTGCATTTTATTTCCTATTTAAGTTCGTAATAATTATTGTATTATATTCTTTATGCGTAATCATCTCTGTCACGTTATCGCACCAATTATGAAGTCAAGGATTCCATCTGCTTCTCCTTGACTTGTTCGTCAGACAGGAAGTCAGCCCACCCACCCAACCCTGTCTGTTGATCTCCGATCATCGTCCGTTCTGCTGCGCGGCGGCGGGCATCAGGGTGTACTGCGTCATATGCACCAGCGCTTGGGACGGCAAAGCCCGCACCCGCATAGTCTTGAGGTGTTAGACGCGGGGTTTCATACAGTGTTCTTTCTTCTGGACCCTGTGGCTCCATGTCGAATTTCCCACCTTCCCAGACGCCCCGTTTTAGAGCAGGTTGGAATTTTTCGAAAAGTTCTGCGCTTGCGGGTGACCAACCATGAATCCTCGTTTCGCCGCTTCTACCTCCCACTTCGCTGAAGGGAAGTTCCTCATTCTCTGCCGCTATTCGCATAACTTCTACGGCATGTGCTCCCTGCCCCGCCCGTGCTATCTGCAATAAATTATCCAAGCCCTGTTGTTCAGTAGTCTTGCCGGATGTTATGTCCTGATAAATGTTTTCTAAACGGCTGGCATAACGAGAATTCCACGTTAGGTCTTTATTGGATTCAGAGAGACCTTTTGCCATCATAGCCAATCCGACGATGGCAAGTGGTCCCGCAAGTGCGCTAAGTGCT